TTATAAAGACAATTCAAGTCAAGGGACTGCATTTACTGGATTGACTAGCGGCCCATACTTTCCAGCATTTGCGGTAAATAATTCTCTTGGTGTAAATATCGTAGTCAACTTCGGTCAGCGCCCATTCGCCCACACCGCACCATCAGGCTTTAAGGCATTGTGTACCGCTAACCTCCCAACGCCGACCATAGGTGCTACGAGTACGACACAGGCGGGGAATTACTTTAATGTGGTGTTGTGGACAGGTAATGATGCTTCACGAACAATTACTGGGTATGGGTTTCAACCTGATTTTATTTGGACAAAAGGCAGAAATGTTGCGGCTGGACATCGTTTAAGTGACGCAGTTCGTGGTGCTAGTGGTGGCACAATGCTCAACTTAAATACCGCATCAACAGGTGCGGAAAATACTGATACTGCTATTACAGGATTTGCGTCTGACGGTTTTACAATGGACGGATCAAACCATCCTAATGTCAGCCCTTATACTTATGTAGGTTGGGGGTGGAACGCAGGCGGCTCTAATGCTACTAACACCAGCGGCACTATCACCAGCACAGTAAGGGCAAATACCACGGCTGGGTTTTCGATTGTTAAGTTTGTAACCAATGTTGCAGTTGGTGGGACTTGGACGACTGGGCATGGGTTAGGTGTAGTACCTGCGATGGTCATATACAAACGTACCAACTCAGCCGATAGCTGGCTCGTATATCACGGAAGCATATCAACACCACAGAACAACTATCTAACACTGAACACAACTAATGCCGTATCTGCAAGTTCTGGAATTTTCAACGGAATGACTACCTCGTTGCTTGGTAGCACTAACAGTTTCGTGCAAAACGGAGACACGTTAATTGCCTACTGCTTCGCCGCTGTCGCTGGCTACTCTGCTTTTGGGTCGTATACAGGCAATGGGTCAACGGATGGGCCGTTTATTTACACGGGGTTTAGACCTAGATGGCTTTTGGTGAAACAATCTAGTTCCTCTGGTGTTAATTGGCGTTTGTTAGATACAGCAAGAGACCCATACAATGTAGTTGGTTTAGGTCTTACTGCAAACACATCAGACGCAGAAACATCTGGAGATACTTTTTGTGACATTCTTTCTAATGGGTTTAAAGTTCGGCAATCAACAGCCGCAATGAATACCAGTAGCGCAACCTACATCTACGCCGCCTTCGCAGAATCACCCTTTAAGTACAGTTTGGCCCGATGATTAACGGAGAATAAAATGTTTTTACTAAACGGTAACCCAATCTCAATTGATAACGAGCAAGTCATTGACGGTGTTCGCTATCCTCATCTGCGTGACCCTGCTCTGCGGGAAAGCCTTGGTATTACAGAAGCGCCTGAGCCAGAGTTTTTTGATCAGCGTTTTTACTGGGGCGTAGGTAGTCCTAAGCTACTGAATGACCGTGAAGAGGTAGACCAAGACGGTAACCCAATGTGGGTCAAGGTCTATGATCCAGCAACCAAGCAGATGGTGGACTCAGATAAGCGTCTGGTCACCAAGGGACTAAAAAGCCAGTGGATTAGTCAGGCAAAAGACACGGCTGGATCACTGCTCTCTAGAAGCGATTGGAAGGTCGTTAGAGCCGCTGAAGGAATCAAGCCATGCGATGCCTCCACCTTAGCCTTTAGAGCCGCTGTAAGAGCCTATAGTGACTCCCTAGAGGCATCTATTGCAGCCTGCTCAAGTGTTGAAGAATTGATCACTGTAGTTAGTAACCAAAACTGGCCCAAGGAAGATAATTGAACGGAATGTGGCAACTGTGGCAACAAAGGTACTCTAAAGACCTCTGCCAGCAGATAGTAGACCAAGCAAAGAAGATTGAACCACAAAACGCAATCATAGGCTTCCAAGGATCTAATATAGATACTAAGGTCCGTAGAAGCAAGGTTAGGTGGATCACCAGAGATAACAAGGAACTAGGTTGGTTGTACGAGGAAATAACTAACCTGTTCCATATTGCTAATCATAATGCCTTTGGTGCTGATATCAGGTTCTTAAACGAGATACAGTTTACTGAATACAACGCAGAAGACCAAGGATATTATAATTGGCATAACGATGTAAACTGGGATGATGGTAGGCAGGCACACAGGAAGTTAAGTTTTGTGTGTCAACTAACAGACCCAGAAGAGTACGAAGGTGGTGAGTTTGAGATGCAACCGTTGTACCTAGGAGCACCAGACCCTAAGCAGTTAAAGACACAAGGAACAGCTATTATCTTCCCGTCTTTGGTGATGCATAAAGTTAACCCTATTACGAAAGGAACTAGGCACTCTCTAGTAGCCTGGATCGAAGGACCTAAGTGGAGATAGTATGGCAACCGAACACATGAGCGAGACAGCAAAAGCAGCAGGTGATGCACTGTCTATATTTACTGTATTGGCTACACTAGCCCAGTGGCTACCAGCTATTGCAGCACTGTTTACTATTGTCTGGACTACTATTCGTATCTTTGAAACTAAGACTGTTAGAGGATGGTTAGGTAAAAAATGAGTAGAAAAGTATCAGCAGTTGCTACTAGAACTAATTCCACCAAGGTTACTATTTTTACTGTACCTACTAAGAATACTGGCTTTTGGCAGATGATGTATATCATTAGTCTTACTGGTACAGAGACTCCTAAAGTCTACTGGTATGATAGTTCAACAAGCACTGAGTATTTTATTGTAGGCGGTAAGAACCTAGGAGCAGGTGACTTTATTCTTCTAGACGGGAACACAGAAGTAATATTGCAGGAAGGCGATGAGATTCGTGTACAGAATACAGGCACAAACACTGTAACTTATGTAGCTACAGTAGAGTTAATGCCTGAGCAAACAGTTCAATTTCAAAACTAAGGAGTAATCATGCCAATGGTCGATGGAAAGAAGTATCCGTATACTAAAAAAGGTAAACAAGCCGCTGCATCTGCAAAGATCAGTAAACTTCGTAAAGAAGGTTATCCGCAGAAACAAGCAGTAGCGATTGGTCTGTCAATGGCTGGTATGTCCAAGAAGAAGAAAAAGAAATGAAACAAGGACTCTACGCCAACATCTGGGCCAAGCGTAAGCGTATCAAAGAAGGTAGTGGCGAGAAGATGCGTAAGCCTGGAACCAAAGGTGCTCCTACTGCTAAGGCATTTAAACAGTCTGCTAAGACCGCTAAGAAAAAGTGAAGTTCTTTCTTGCAGTCATATTTTTCTGTAACGGAGAGCAGTGTTTCTTCTGGAAAAGTACTGAACTGTTTTATAAGCAAGAAGAATGCTTAAAGGTATTAAAAGACGCTAGTCAAGCCTTGTATCAGAAGGGCTTTGAAAACGAAGGAAGTTGTTTACAAATATCTACTAATAAGAATATCAAATGGTAAAGAAAGTATATCAGAATTCAGAAGGTGGCTTAAACGCTAAAGGCAGAGCCTACTTTAAACGCACTGAAGGAGCTAATCTAAAGCCTCCAGTGTCTTCTAAAGAGGCTAAGAAGTCTCCTAAAGCAGCCGCTAGACGGAAGTCATTCTGCGCTAGGATGTCTGGTGTACCAGGACCTATGAAGGACAGTAAAGGAAGACCTACTCGTAAGGCACTAGCACTAAAGAAATGGGATTGTTAAATGGCTAACAAAACTTACTTACAACTTGTTAACGATGTCCTTATTCGTTTGCGTGAGAACGAAGTTACATCTGTTACTGATACGTCCTACTCAAAGCTAATCGGTAAGTTTGTTAACGATGCTAAGAGGCAGGTAGAGGACGCATACAACTGGAATGCTCTGTCAGAGACCTTGACAGTATCTACATCTACAGACCTGTTTAACTATGTAATGACTGGTGCTGGTATTCGCTTTCGTGTATTTGATGTAATTAACGACACCAGCAACTGGTTCCTAAACAATGCCTCTACTATGGAGATGGATGAGTGGTTCCTAGTAGATACGCCTGAGAAGTCTGCTCCTCGCTACTACAACTTCAACGGTGTAGACTCTAACGGAGATACACAGGTAGACTTGTATCCTATTCCTAACGGCGTATACACAATTAACTTTAACATCATTAAGCCGCAGGATGAGTTAAGTGCTAACTCTACACAGCTTAAAGTTCCTGCTGAACCTGTCATCTTCCTAGCCTACGCAAAGGCTTTGGCAGAGCGTGGAGAAGACGGTGGCCTAGCCAGTTCAGAGGCTTATGCACTATATCAGACCTCTTTAGCAGATCACATTGCTATCGAAGGAAACAAATATCCTGATGAATTTATTTGGGACGCTACTTAATGGCTGCTCAGACGCTAACCGCTAGTATTGCTGCACCAGGATTCTTTGGACTAAACATCCAAGAGTCTGCAGTATCGTTGTCTTCAGGCTTTGCGCTTGAGGCTAACAACTGCGTTATTGATAGATATGGTCGTATTGGTGCTCGTAGAGGCTGGACACCAGTGAACACAGCTGTCAATACAGATCTTGGTGCTGCTAATCCTGTTCAGTTTATGTTTGAATTGACAGACAACGGAT